GTACTTTTATGCGAAGGTCACACTTACACATTATATTCTGATGGAACTAATGTTGTAAAAGCAGGTGAACTTAGAAAATGGAGAGCAGTTTCAGCAGCAGAAACAGTTCAAGCTGGAGCTCAACTTTTAGTAAATACAAATAGTGGAGCAGTTACAGTAACATTACCAGCTTCTCCAAGTGCAGGTGATGAAGTTTCATTTATAGATCAAGGATATGATTTTAATACTAACGCATTGACTGTTGGTAGAAATAGTTCAAATATAGCTAATGCAGCTGCGGATTTAGTTGTTAATACACAAGGTGCTGGCTTTAGTTTAGTTTATTCGGGAGACGCTACTACTGGCTGGACATATAGGGAGAAATAATAAATGTCTAATTACGAGGCCACAAAATACGATTTTGATGGAGCTAGCCTTTCAGGTGTTCAAGGAATTGCAACGGCAACTATTATGCCATGGTCTTCTTCGTCAGTACCGTCTGGATTTTTAGAATGTAATGGTGCAAATGTTTCAAGATCAACTTATTCTGATTTATTTGCAGTAATAGGTACAACTTACGGCGCAGGTGATGGTTCAAGCACTTTTGGTCTACCAAATTTACAAGATAATATACCTGTTGGAAAATCTGGTACTAAATCTTTAGCGTCAACTGGTGGAGCAAACACTGTAGCCTCAACTGGAAACGTAGCAGGCTCTACAGCCAATGCAACTTTATCAACAGCGCAACTTGCTTCTCATAGTCATGGAGTTACAGGTGCGCGTTTTACTGGAAATAATAACGTTAAAGGAGCTCAAACACAGCAAATTAATGTTAACACACAAAGTACAGGATCTGGACAAGGTCATTCACATAATATGTCTGCGACCTTTACAGGAGATGCAACATCTGTTATACAACCTTATTTAACAATAATTTATATTATAAAAACTTAAAGGAGAAAAAATGGCAACTAACGCAAATTGGACAGTAGTATTTGATGATAAAATAATTATTAAAAATTACTCAGAAGGTGCTAATGAAGGTGTAGGGCACAAAATCAACAATGATTCTTTTTGGAACGATTCTAAATGGTCAAATATTTGGGCAATTCAATATGTTTCAGGTAATGAAGATTATAGTGATAGTGTAGAATATAGAGATAATACAGCTCACACTTCATGGACGGCAGCTAACTTAGGAGATTTTAAAACTCAATTTATTGATAAATGGGACGCAGCTCATTTATCTGAATTACAATCTAATTGGGATGAAGATAATGCTGAGAGTGAAACTGAATCTGAAAAAATTACTAGATTAGGTGCAAGACCTACGTCTTATTCCTCATAGGAGAATAAATGGCAAATTATGAAGCTACAAGATATGATTACGACGGTGGTAATATCACCGGACTTGTAGGAATTCCAACGGCAACTATTATACCGTGGTCTTCTTCTTCAGTGCCAACAGGTTACTTAGAATGTAATGGTGCGAATGTTTCAAGATCAACTTACGCAACTTTATTTGCAGAAATAGGAACTACTTACGGTGCGGGAGATGGATCAAGTACTTTTGGTTTACCAAATTTACAAGACAACGTAGCACTTGGAAAATCTGGTACTAAAGCTTTAGCATCAACTGGAGGTGCAAACGCAACTGCAAACTCTGGAAATGTTGGTGGATCAACAGCTAATGCAACTTTATCAACAGCGCAACTTGCTTCTCACTCTCATGGTGGATTTCAACTTGGTCTGGCAGATTCCATGTCTACTCAATATTGGCAAAGATTTAGTCAACAACAAAGATCTCCTTCTAGCAATAGCACTGGTTCAGGTGGAGGTCACTCTCACAACATGAGTGCTACTTTTACAGGTGATTCAACGTCTGTTGTACAACCTTATTTAACAATAATTTATATTATAAAAACTTAGGGAGAAATGAACTGTGTCTAATTACGAAGCAACTAAATACGATTTCAACGCCGCAAATCTTACAGGCATTGAATTAATTCCTACTGCAACTATAGTGCCTTGGACTGCTGCTTCTATTCCAACAGGTTTCTTAGAGTGTAATGGTGCAAATGTTTCAAGATCAACTTACGCAACTTTATTTGCAGAAATAGGAACTACTTACGGTTCAGGCGATGGTTCAAGTACTTTTGGTTTACCAGATTTACAAGATAAATGTTGTATTTCAAAATCTGGTACTAAAGCTTTAGGATCAACTGGAGGCGCAAACACTGTAACCGCAACTGGAAATGTTGGTGGTTCTACAGCCAATGCAACATTATCTACGGCTCAACTTGCTTCTCACTCTCATGGATTAGGATCTGGAGGTGGTACACCTGGAGGTGGTAATAACGCTTTAGGATCTGCTCAATCAGGAATAGCTAATAGTAATTTATCAAGCACAGGATCTGGACAAGGTCACTCTCACAACATGAGTGCAAACTTTTCTGGTGATGCAACTTCAGTTTTACAACCTTATTTAACATTAATTTATATTATAAAAACGTAATTTAATGAAGCCACGCTACTATACTATAGCGTGTCCCTTTTTTAATTGGTGATATACCATGTGGATACATAAAATTACTTGGAAAAAATACGATAGATCCTTTATTTAATTTTAATCTTTTTATTTCTTTTTTCTGTTGATCTGTGAAAACTAAATCACCTCCTTCATAATCATTATTAAGGTTAATAATAACGCTAATTTGTCTTGGCCATTTCCACGAATCATCTGTATGAACATTGTATTTTCCTCCAGGTGGATACTTAAGTATATCTATTTGATTTATTTTTTTACTATCTACAAATGGAAATTTGACTTTGTAAAACATGTAAAGTCTTTCAATTTCTAATTTTATTAAATTAAAATAAAAAATATCAGTTTTATTATTAGATTTTAAAGTGTGTCCTTTAACGTTTCTTATATTAGTGTTTACACCCTCTTCGACTGTTAAATTTTTATTAGCTCTATTATCTATGAAAGGAATTATTTTTTTTATTAATTCAGGTTTTATGACTTTTTTTATTTCAACAATATATTCAGTATGATCCATTTTACCTTAACATCATCCAAGAAGTTAAAATATATTTTTCTCCAGATAAAGGAGGATTACCTCTATGTAGATATGGAAATCCAGCGGGCCAAATAACTATTCTTCCTTTTTTTGGTTTTACTCTTTTTGAAAAATGTAAAAATTCTGTTTCTCCACCCTCTTCAACATCATTTAAGTATATACTAAAAACAAAAGCTCTAGGTTCATTATCAAATCCTTTACCATGTTCAATATGCCAAACGTGATAACCTTCCGTAGGTAAGGTTTTTTGAATTTTTAAAGAAGTAAAATAAAAAGGAACTCCATAAGCATCATCAGCTCCTACATTTTTAACATAATGATTCCAAGCTAAATCAAAATTTAACATCATTGTTTTTAACTCTTCCCACCATACATTCATATTATTTGGTGCTGCAAAGTATTGTTGATCTTGTTTTTGTAAAACAGATGCTTTTTCAAAACCTATTCTATTAATAGTATTATTAAATTTATTTTGATCTTCAAATAATTTAATGGCTTTATCACATTCCTCTGAAAGAATGTAATTATCATAAATTCCTATAAAATTATCTATATTAACTGTTTTATCTTTCATTTAATTTTTTTTTATAGTCAAAATGTTTATGTGGAGAAATATTGAATATTAAACTATATCTGTTTTTTTCTTCTTGAGATGTATCAAATCCATGTAGTATGTGAGGTGGAAATATATAATAATCTCCTGGTTCAGGATTTATTTTTAAATTTAATTCAGGAAGTATTAAATCACATCCTTTTGTTAAATATAAGATTCCATGAAGAGAAGGGTGAATATGATAATCTAAACTATCTCCTTTTTTTATTTCATTGCCCCAAGCATTTTCAATAGTATTTTTTTCTAAAAAATGTTCAAATATGTCAGCATGAGTTGTTTGATGTTTATTAATAAGAAAAGTCATAAAATTAATAAAATTAGATTTATTTACAAAATAATTCCAATCCGTCATTCCACCTTTTACGTTTGTATAATTTTCCATTTTTGGATTTAAATTATTTTTTACATCCATCATAAAATTATGAATAAGATCAGGGTAAGGATAATGTCCAAATATAATATTTACTGTTCTTGGATAAGTAATAAATAAAGAATTTTTTTCTTCTGCTAATGGGTTATTTTTATTAAATAAACTAATCATTTTGCGACTTTCATTCTCTGTAAAACTAATATATAAAGCACTATATGCTACAAAAATTAAATTTCAAGCCTGGTTTTAACAAGATGGTCACAGATTCAGGAGCTGAATCTCAATGGGTAGATGGTGATTTTGTTAGATTTAGATATGGATTACCTGAAAAAATAGGTGGTTGGAATCAATTATCTATTGCAGGTGAAACTTTACCTGGAGCAGCACGTGCTCAACACACCTGGACATCTTTAGCTGGTGAAAGATATGCAGCTATTGGAACTTCACAAGGTTTATTTTTATATTACGGAGAACAGTTTTTTGACATTACACCATTAGATACAGCTATTACAGGATGCACATTAACAACTGTTAATGGCTCAAATGTTTTACAAGTTAATAAAGGCTCTCATGGTCTAGAAGTTGGAAGATATGTAACTTTATCTGGCGTAACTGTTACAGGTGCATCAGATTTTACAACAGCAGAATTAGAAAAAGCTTATGAAATTTTAACAGTTGCAACAGTAGATAAATTTACTGTGCAAGCTGTAAGAGCTGAAGGTGGATCAGGTATGACTGCCGCAGGTGCTGCAACTGTTAATCCTTACGTTGAAGTAGGTCCTGTTTTTCAAACCGTAGGTTATGGTTGGAGTACTTCTACATGGAATACTTCTACTTGGGGAACTGAAAGAGCTACAAGTTCTGTAGTCCTGGATCCAGGAAACTGGAGTCTCGATAACTATGGACAAGTTCTTGTTGCAACAATTAGAGATGGAGAAACTTTTACTTGGAATGCAGGAGCATCAGGTGCAAGAGCAATTAGAGCATCCAAATCTACATCTGGTTTTTCAACTTCAGCTAACCCAACTGCATCAAGATTAACACAAGTTTCAGATAGAGATAGACACTTATTTCATTTTGGAACGGAAACAACTATTGGAGATCCTACGACTCAGGATCCAATGTTTATAAGATTTTCAAATCAAGAAGACTTAAATGATTATACACCAACTGCAGTTAATACTGCAGGTACATTTAGATTAGATAAAGGAAATAGAATTGTTGGAGCAGTATCAGGTAAAGATTATACATTAGTATTAACAGATAGCTCTGCTTATGTAATTCAATTTGTTGGTCCACCATTTACATTTAGTGTTAAACAAGTTGGTACAAATTGTGGTTTGATTGGTCAACATGCACTCACTTATTCTAATGGTGTTGTTTTTTGGATGTCAGGTGAAGGTGGATTTTTTATGTACGATGGTACTGTTAAATCGATACCATGTTTAGTTGAAGATTTTGTTTTTACAACAAATTCAAATAATTTAGGGATAAATTATAATGCAACAGATATAGTTTATGCAGAACACAATACTTTATATGGAGAAGTAAATTGGTTTTATCCAAAATCAGGATCAGACCAAATTGATAGATGTGTTACATATAACTATGGAGAAAATGTTTGGACAACTTCATCATTAGCTAGAACTTCGTATGTAGATACCGGAGTCTTTGATGTGCCATATGCTACTGAATATGATAAAACATCACTACCTGTATTTGGAGATATCTTGGGTATTACAAACACATATGGAGCTTCAACTTATTATGCTCATGAAGTTGGAACTGATCAAGTTAATTCATCAGGCACAACTTCTATTAATGCGTTTATTGAATCTGGAGACTTTGATATTACAGCAGCTAGAACTAGACAAGGTCAAACAACAGGTATGGTTGACTACAGAGGAGATGGAGAGTTTTTTATGTCTGTAAAAAGATTTATACCTGACTTTAAGGTTCTTACAGGTAATTCAAAAATTACATTACTATTGAATGATTATCCAAATAACACTGCATCTAGCTCACCTCTTGGCCCATTTACAATTACCAATTCTACTGATAAGGTAGACACTAGAGCAAGAGGAAGATTATTATCAATTAAAATAGAAAATGATGGCACCGGTGAAACTTGGAGATATGGAACTTTGAGAGTCGATGCTCAACCAGATGGTAGAAGATAATGGCAAAAGTAGTAGTTAGTATACCAGAACCACAGCAAGAGTATGATGTATCCAATCAAAGACAAATTTTAGAAGCTCTTGACACTTTAAAAAATCAACTTAATTTCTCTTTTCAACAAGATTTAAAAAATGAAGAAGATCAAAAGGAGTGGTTTTTAGGTGGCTAATTTTTTCAAAAGCGAAACGTTTAATTTAACAACAACCAATTTAACAACAGCATTAACTATTACTACGTCTGCTATTGCAATTGTTAGATCAGTGCAAGCAAGTCATGCATCAGCTAGTAATGTAGATGTAGATTTGTATTTAAAAAAATCAGGTGGTTCTGATGTAGAAATAGCACATGTAGGATTAAACAAGTCTACTGAAAACTTAGCTAAGAATGTTATTAACCTAGAAGGTGGAGATATTTTAAAAATACAGGCAGACACAGCAAACGAGATCACTGGACAAATAAGTTATCTTTTGATAGATAGATCACAAGAAAATGGATAAAGATATACCAAAAATAGATTGTGTAACTACAACAACATACAGAAATACCAAGACAGGAGAAGTATTTAAAGAGAAAGTAGAAGGACCTGATATTGTAGAAGATGTTACAGTTCAAATTACTAACAAAGGTCTTGAAGTATTTCAGAAAGTAATGAATCAAAATAATGACAAACCAAAATCCTAGAGGCGGAACAGAACTACAATTTGAATATTTAAGAAAGCATGTAGAACCTAGCTTACTTAATCAAGTAGAAATTTGCACATCAGTTCCAGGTAAAATACCTTTACACCCAACCAAGTTAAATATTCTTTGGCAAAAAAATTCTTGGGATCAACCTAATTTAAATCCATGGTTTAGTGATAAATCGAATCATGATAAATATGATTGGTATGTATTTAATTCTAATTGGAACTTTGAACAGTTTACAAAAAGATTTGATTTACCAAGAGAGAAATGTGTAGTTATTAAAAATGGTATTGAAGAAGTACAACCAGTTATAACACAATATAAAAAAGGTGATCCAATAAAAATAATTCATCACTGCACACCTTGGAGGGGTTTATCTGTATTATTAGGTGCAATGCAATTAGTTAACAATCCATTAATTAGTTTAGATGTTTATTCTTCTTGTGAAGTATATGGAAAAGATTTTGCAGAAGCTAATGATAAATCATACGAAGCTTTATATGAACAAGCAAGACAACTACCTAATGTAAATTACATTGGCTATAAACCAAATGAATATATTAAAGAAAATTTAAAAGACTATAGAATGTTTGTATACCCAAGTATCTGGGAAGAGACATCTTGTATTTCATTACTTGAAGCAATGTCAGCGGGTCTATATTGTATTACAACTAATTATGGTGCTATATATGAAACAGGTGCAGAGTTTCCAATGTATGTACCTTATTCAAATAATTACAAAAGTTTAGCTAGAAAGTTTGCTGCAGGTATAGAAGCTTCTGCGGATATGCTTCATGCTCCAGGGCTCCAGGATCATTTAAAGATGCAACAAAATTATGTAAATAGATTTTATGACTGGGGAGTAAAAGGACAAGCATGGACAAGATTTTTGAGAGGAGCACTAAATGCAAAATAATGAACCAATATGGTTTTCTGAAAAAAAGAAAACAACCGCTAACGCAGATACTTATCAAACAGAAAAAATAGAACAGGTAGATTCAAACGTTAGAACTATTAACATAGGTAATATT